ATTTTAAAAACCGTTCAGCCACTTGAAGTTCCACTGAAGCGGGAAGTGTATTGTGATGCCGAGATTTATCGAATTATCATACGTTTAAAATATGAATTATATGCTTTAAAAGTTTTCATAGGTAGATACCATGATGGTGGGATATTTGCTAATGGATTGAGGATGAAGAAATTCACGATAACACATGAAACTGCTGGTGGTGACAGACCAATGATGGATACGTTTGTTGGGACAATGAACTCCAGATATTGTATAGCTTTTGAGGGGTTAATAGCTCAAGAGATATATTGTGTTTCAGATATAGAGGATTGTTTAGACCAGAATTTGAAGGAGGACATGAAGAAATATGGTTTTAAAGCCTTATATTTGTTCCTGATTAGGCAGAGGAATGGTATTGAGGAAGGATTTCTTGGCATTGGATTTAGAGAAACTACCGTGCTGTCAGAGGAACAGCGTGATGTTGTCCGGGAACAGATAGGACATATATTGGATTTAATAAATTTGAGAGAGATGTAATATGGAAGGTGATACTTCAAATAGTTGGGATTATAAGTATTACAACGGTGTTCGTACTATTTATAGTATTTTTGTATGTGGTATTTAATTTGGATGATATTGATGAATGGTTAAAGAAAAGGAATCATGATAAGAATGCCAAATAATAAAGAAGTGAGGAAGGAGAGTAATTTAAATACTTCTCGTCTTCATACACTTTCTGAACTTGTGTCAAGGGCTATACTGGCATCAAGGATGGGGTATCAGTATGGAACTGATAGGAATTTATATAAAGCGTTAGGTTATCCTGAGACTGAGATTACATTTGAAGAATTTTTAAGTCGTTATTTGCGTCAGGATATAGCTAAGGCAGTTATAGACCGTCCTGTAAAAGCCACGTGGCAGGGTCCACTAGAGATTTTGGAATCAGGTGAGAAAGAGGATACCCCGCTTGAGAAGGCGTGGAGAGAACTTGATAAAAGATTGAGTTTAAAATCAAAATTTGCAAGATGTGATAGATTAACAGGTATAGGGTCTTATGGAGTATTATTATTGGGTTTAAATGATGTTAAGAAAAAAGAAGATTTTGAGAGACCTGTTAATAAAAATGTAAAATTGAGATTGGATTATGTAAAACCATTCAGCAGTAAATCTGCACAGATATCATCATTTGTATCGGATAGTAGTAATCCAAGATATGGGATGCCTGAAATTTATGATATAAGTGTTAATGATGTAGAAAGTAACAATATTGCATCATCAATAAAAGTTCATTATACAAGAGTGATACATGTGGTTGAAGATCCTCTTGAAAGTGAGATTTATGGTATTCCACGACTTGAAGCCATTTATAACAGGTTAATGGACCTTGAAAAGGTTGTAGGGGGTGATGCGGAAATGTTTTGGCGTGGTGCCCGCCCTGGTTATCAGGGGAAGGTAGATAAGGATTATCAGATGACGCCGGCAGCGGAGGCAGATTTAAAAGACCAGATAGATGAGTTTGAGCATAATCTAAGACGATTTTTAATTAATGAAGGTATTGAGATATCAGCTTTGGAACAACAGATAGCGGACCCGTCATCTCATGTGGATTCATTATTAAAAATGATTTCTGCCGTAACATCCATTCCAATAAGGATACTTGTTGGTAGTGAACGTGGAGAGTTGGCAAGTTCACAGGATTGGATACAGTGGCTTTCTTATATACAGGCAAGGCGAGAGGAATTTGCCGAGGTGGTAATAGTAAGACCGTTTGTTGATAAATGTATTGAGTATGGTATATTACCCAAACCTGTTACAGGAACATATTCTGTTAAGTGGGCTGACCCGTATGCACAGAGTGAGATGGCTCGTGTAGAGATAGGTATGAAGCGTGCTGGTGCAATACGTGAATATACTTATAATATAAGTGAACAGGATGTTGTTCCTGTTGATGCATTCCTTGAGTTCTGCCTTGGGTTTACTCAAGATCAGATTGAGTTAATTCATCAGATGAGAGAAAAGGAGATTGAGGAAGAACAGGATGATTTACTGCCAGAAGAAGATGATGAAATTAATAAAGAACAAATATTAAAGAAAGTCAGTGGTAACGGAAACGATTAATACATATCAAAAGATTACAAGATATGACCCGACTCATACCACACGTCAGAGGAATGCTTTTGCCCGTGAGGTAAAAAGTCGGTTTAAGTCATTAAAAAATGTTATTGTAGAGAGTGTAGTAAAGAATGATTGTTTTGGGTTATCTTCTATAGTATTGCATCAGAATGCGCCGGCAGGATGGAGGGCATTTGCATTTGTTCGTGATGAACAAAAGATAAATGAATTTTTAAAGTGGTTGGACCAGCAGGTAAAGGATGGTATTTTGACAGTAAGAGATATTGAAGAAGCAGTCAGATCAGGTAAATCAGTATGGTATAATAAATATGTAGTGGATACATATAAGAGAGGTTTGATGAGGGCTAAGCAGGAATTAAAAAAGTCTAATTATAAAATATCAGAAGAAGAATGGAAAACAATAGAAGCTTCATTGAACGTTCCTGTACACGTGGGGACATTAGCTTTGATATATACACGTGTGTTTTCGGAGTTGAAAGGTATTACAAGCCAGATGAGTACTCAGATCAGTCAAGTTCTTGCACAGGGTTTAGCGGATGGAGATGGTCCACGTCTACTAGCCAGGAAGTTAGTGGCTACGATAGATGGGACTAATATGGGTAGTTTAGGTATTACGGATACTCTGGGAAGATTTATTCCCGCAGAAAGGAGAGCATTGATGCTTGCAAGGACTGAACTGATAAGGGCTCATCATCTGGCAATGGTAAATGTTTATCGTGAATGGAGTGTGGAAGGAGTGAGAATTGTTGCAGAATGGTTGACAGCGGGGGATGAACGTGTGTGTGGGGAGTGCCATAAATTGGAAGGTAAAATTTTTACTTTGGATGAGGTAGAAGGTATGATACCCCTCCACCCCCAATGTCGTTGTATTATACTGCCAGCATTAGTAAAAGATTAAAGAATTTGAATAAATTAAAAAATTTTATATATTTGTGATGAAATTTAGGATTTTTTTGTCTTAAACTCTTAAATTAAAAGAAAGATGCCGTGGGGTATAGATGATGTTGATAGACACAAGAAAGGACTCACTGAAAAACAGAAGAGACAATGGGTACGCATTGCCAATTCTGTTCTCAAGCGTTGTATGGAAAAAGGTGGGTCGGAGGAAGAGTGTGCTGCTAGCGCCATAAGGCAGGCTAATGGTGTAGTTGGGAATTCTGCCAGGTATTATGCTTATCAGAGAAACAAGCAGGGGGATTATGAAATAAGGTTTACCGTTCACCAGGGGGAGGCTACCATTATCGTCCCTGTGGTAATGATGGTTGAGGGTGTGCATCATGGAAGTTATGGACCATTGTTACATAAAATAGAAGATTTGGGTAAATATCCTGAGTCATGGAATGGTATACCTGTTGTGATTAACCATCCTCAGGAGGATGGAACATATATATCTGCCAATTATCCTGATGTGGTGGATAAACAGGTGGTTGGTAGAGTATATAATACTATTGTGGAGGATAATAAGCTTAAGGCTGAGGTATGGCTTAATGAAAATAAATTGAGTGAGGTGGCTCCTGAGATACTTGAAAAGATTTATGATGGTGAAGTACTTGAAGTTAGTGTTGGGGTTTATGTGGATGAGGGGGAAGAAGAAGGAGAATATAATGGTAAAAATTACAGGGCTATAGCAAGAAATCATAGGCCTGACCATCTTGCAATTCTTTCAGGTTATGTAGGGGCGTGTTCTGTGAAAGATGGATGTGGATTAGGTGTAAATCAAAATATGGATGATATGGAAATAAATGAGAAAGTAAGTGCAATGGAAGAAAAACGCAAAGAACTCGGCATGAGTGTTGAGGAGTTCTATGCGATATCACGTGATCCTCCGAGTGAAAGCAAGTTGCCCATATTCGATGAGGCTCATGTGAGGAATGCGATGGCGAGGTTCAATCAAGTGAAAGGAGTTTCAATTGAGGAAAAAAAGAAGGCAAGAAGAAAAATAATTGCCAAAGCTAAACACTTCGGAATTGATACTGAAGGTTTTGAGGAGGCTACAAAAGAACTTGTTTCTAATTCTTTTTCCGAAGAATTATTGACAAGGATTCGATCTATTGAATCTATCGTAAGGGGTCTATGTAAACCTAATTCTAGTGAATGGTTTTATGTAGAAGGGATATTTGATAATTATGTTATTTATGCTAAAGAAAGTTCCAATGGAACACAATATTACAGGCAAAACTATGAATTTGAAGGCGGGAAAGTCAAATTCGTAGGAGAACCTGTAGAAGTCACCAAGAAGGTGGATTATGTAAATGTTAATTTAAGTCGTACAAAATTTAAAAATGGAGGAGATAGTAAAATGGATGAGAACAAAAAAGGAAAGATTGATGCTCTGATTGCCAACAGTAATGGACGTTGGACGGAGTGTGACAGGCCTTTCCTTGAAGGATTGAGTGAGGAACTTCTTGATAAGTTGACTCCTGTGGTTATTGAAAAGGAAAAAGTTGTTCAGGTGAATGCTATTTCTGATGAAGAAAAAGCCATGCTTGAAGCTTATAAGCAGGAGCTAAAACAGAGAAGGGATAAGATGATTTCTGAAATTCAAGCCAATACTTCAAAGGAACAGTGGCCTGATGATGTTTTAAATGGAATGAAGGATGATGTTTTGAAAAGGCTTCATGAGTCTGTGGTAAAAGCACAGTCATCTGTTGACTATACATTGGCAGCTGGAGGATTTAATGTCAATGTAGGTTTAAAAGATGTGGAGCCTTTATATCCTATAGGTGTAAGTTAATTTAAATAAAAATAGGAGGAAGAAAGATGGCTTATAATACAATTAAATTGAAAAATTATTCGGATGTTATCGTAGAGTACGAAGCATACGAAACTATTTATCCAGGCATGCTAGTAGAACCTCGTTCAGGATATTCTACAATACGAAAGCATGCTACTGCTGGAGATAATGCTATTCCGATGATAGCTCTGGAAGATTCTTTACAAGGTAAAGATATTCTTGATGCTTATGTAGCTGGGGATATTGTTAAAGTATGGATTCCTGGAAGGGGTGATGAAGGTTATGTATTGCTGGCAGATGAGGAAAATGTTGCCATAGGTGATTTTCTTGAAAGTAATGGTGATGGTTACTTCAGAAAACACGTGGCTCAGGAGGCTTCCGAGGGTTCGGCAGCTGCCGAGGTTTCCATCAAACCTTTGAGAATTGTTGCCCAGGCACTTGAGGCGTTGGACCTTTCCAGTCTGTCGGTTTCTGAATCGGAATCCTATCCGACCAGACAGTTCCTAAAAGTAAGATTTGTTTAACCTAAATTAAATGGAGGAGAAAAGAAATGGCAGATGTTTATGTTGATATTTTAGGACGCAATGGTGGGGAAGGAATGGTTG